CTATTTTCAGGTCTAAACACAAATCGCCCTAAATACAGCTTGCCCGCCCCCAAGTAACTGCTTTGCTTGGTTTGGGGCGGGTCGAATTACCCGACATGCCTACTGGGGCTATAGTGCGCCCCCCGCCCCCCCGCCCCCCCGCCCCCCCGCCCCTGTAGTAACTACCACTTACTACTTTTAGGGGGTGGGGCGAACGTAGTGAGGCCCCTATTGGCTTAATTTAGTTACAGCGTGCAAGGCTGAGCCATTCGGGTTTCAGCGTATGCCCACACCTCACCCCTTGGCAGGAGAGAGATGCGGGAGCATGTAAGGCACGCCAAACTGGGAAGCTGTAGAGGCCGCATCCGTGCAACAGTCCCCACGGCATCATCTCATTTCAAGGGTGCGGTCTTAGCGCAGTTGCACGGCACTCACCCATGCCCACTCTGCAAGCTGGCTGCATGGCGATGGAGTTAAGCGCGGTTGGTAAGCAAAAGCAGCGTTGAGGGAACGGCCTGGCCTTTGGACGGACAGGGCAGAAACCGCCTTACATTTCAGCCCTTATCGGGCACGGCTTCCATGCTATTCAGGCGGGTTGCCCGGTTGGCTTCTGCCGGCTGGCAGGTGCGGGACGCCATAGACTGAACACATTACCTCAACGCTGCGCTCGCCCTTTCGTTGGTCAGGCCGCGCACCGTTAAATTGATCGTGGCAGGGCTCCCTGTTAGGGTGGCCGCTCACGGTTGCAAGCTTTTCTGTGGGCGATGCGCCCCACGTCCCTTGATTTGCTGTGCTGTCTCTGTAATTAAACATGAGTCCAAGCAGTCCGATTGATTACCTTGTGAACCGTGACGCGGGCCAAGCCCAAGCTACGGGCGAGGGCGGATTGAGATATGCCACCCAGCGCGTATCTTTTCCTTATCTCCATAACGGTCTCGGAGTTTAGAACCCGCTTCCAATGGCTGTCGCCACGGGGAAGCTTGGCCCGCCCCTTGCGCCACATGTCCTTAGTGTTTTCGCCCTTGGTGCCCAGGAACAGGTGATCGGGATTAACGCAGCCGCGATTATCGCATTTGTGACAGACGCATTGCCCGTCTGGAATGGGGCCGTGCTTTAGCCAGTAACTTATGCGGTGAGCCCGATAAGCTCGGTTCTCGGCATTGAAATCACCATACCCGCGCCACGTTTTACCCGCCTGCCATTCCCAGCAATCATCCCTACCCTTAATGACAACACGCGACCAAAACTTGGCGGCATCAATCTTGTTTGGATTCATATTTAATTTCAGAGAAAGAACAACAGGCCCAAAGAAGAAGCCCGGCCAGTACGAGTGAACTCGGGCTTCTTAGAAGTGGGTTGCCCCCCTCCAAATAGGACTAGCTGTTGTACTGAGCACCCCCACCGTAGTTCTAACAGTTAGACCTGGGCAAGAAAAAAGTGGGCTTTAGGCTAACTTTTTTCGGGGGTGGGGGCAGCTATGGCGGTAATGTCGGCATCTGACGGATACCCGTTGGCGTCCACGCGATTAACGAAATCCACCGTTTTGATTACCCATGTTACCCCGCGTGCGGTGAAAATATCGCCGGGATTAATGTCTTTTCTTCCGCAGGTGTTCAAGCTGGCCGTCATAAATGGCGGTTTATCTTCTTGGTTCATAGTGATTCGCCCCCTTCGCCCCTCTTGGCCCTTGGGGTGGGGCGGTTAAATTTTTCGCACAGCTTTGAGAGAACACCCCGCCTATATTGAAGCGCGGCCACGGCGGCATCAACCGCGTTCTTTTCTTTGAGAATAAGCCAATCAACGGCCGCGTCTTTCGTGTCAAAGTAACAGCCCCAATCAGAATTTTTGGCCTCCCTCTTTCCATTGGAAAAGACAACAAAGCTGCCTGTTTCGCGTTCTATCTCTACGGCGAAAACATCGCCAAACCTTGCCCGATACTTTTTCATGGCTTATTCGCCCCCCTTAGTGGCTGAGGCGAGGGCGGCACGGTTGCGCTCAATCTGCTCATTAACAAATGAGGCCTTGGTATAGTGCGGCCCGTCTTTCAACAGGTCGGCAACCATTAGGAGCATCCGGGTATTGGCCTCCATCGCCCCCACCAGCGCGGCTATGGTTGCCTTGTCTTGGGCGAGTTCGCCTTTCAGCTTATTGTGTTGGGCAGAGAGGCGCATAAAGTCGGCGTGAGGGTCGCCCCCCGCTGCGACTGGCGAACTGTCTTGAGGTTTAACTGAGGGATTTTTGTTCATGGGGATGGTTATTGGGTTGGGTTAGACTGCCTGTAGGGTGAGGGGTTGATCTACTTGGCCCCACTGTTGGGCCATTGCGGATGCTATGCCGGATAGGGTCTTGCTGCGCTCTTTCCAGCGGGTGGGGCTGGGCGGCATCTTATGCACGCGGGCCTCCCGCCCGGAAACGATATTAGTCGGGACCAGCTTGGGCAGTCCCTTTAGCCAGAGGCACGTTGCCTTGACCTCGCCATGCCCAAATTGCCAAGGCTGGATAATCTGGTCGGGCTTGCGCCATACCGTGGACAAGCGACCAATCGGGTTTTCAACGGCAACCCTGTCTGCGTATGGTTCAAATTGGCGGGCAAACGCTATGGCGTCCCGCTGTTCCGCCTCTCGCCCCGCCCACCATCTTGCCCCCGAAACGGCAAGGTGCGTGCAGGGCGGGTGGGCGACTATCAAATCCCAGCACCCGTCTAGCACGCGATCTACTGGGCATTGATAGTGCTGGCCCGGTATTTCGGTGGGAAGCAAATCGCAGCTCCATGCGTCATGTCCGCGCTGGGCAAATGCCTCACGGACCACCCCGCTAAACTCACATGCAATCAGGACGCGCATGTGAGCTTGGCAACCAAAGCGGCCTTTATCTCATTGCGCCGCCCTGCCAGAAATCCGGCCCACTTACGGGCAAGCTCGGGGTTGTGGTGGCGCAGTTCCTTGGCAGAAAGATAAACGGGGCGCAGCCCGGCCTCTTTGCGTAGTTGAGTAAGCGATTTCATTGTGGGGATGGTTATTTATGTGGGATGGTTTGGGCGGGATTGCCCTTTCGATAGAGAGAGGCTGCAACCCCAAGCCGCCAACCGCAACCCGAAACCGATTACAACGCCCCACCTGTTTATAACGGCTCTAACCTACTTCCCGAAGGGATGGCGGGACGCCCGCTCGCACCGTAGCTGCTCCTTAAAACCCTCCCCACAGGCCCAGCAACGGTCATGGCTGACCTTGATGTTGTGGGAGCGGCAGAAGGCTAGCCCCTCGCCATGATCTTCGCACCACGGGCACAGGACTGCCGTCATAGATTGGGCATCTATGGAGATAAAGCAGCGGGGCATTTCACTTTGCACGCCCCAATGTAACACCGATTCGCCCCGCCCGCCATTACAAGTAGGGGTAACTTTAGTATTGCCTATAGGGTATAACACCTAGAACAATGCAGGGGCAACATGAAAACCGCCGATAAAATGCAATGGATTCTCGTGCAGCGGTGTCGGGCATACGACGCCATTAGCACCCTGGCTAACGCCAAAAAGAAGATTGGGGGCGAATACGACGAACGCCTCCGCAAGTGTAAGGATTACGCCGAGTCTCTTAGGATTAAGCAAAGCGACCCGGAGCAAATGGAAATGTTTGATTTCGCCTCCCTGCTGTCACCCGAAATTGACCGATTGTTGGACGCACCCACACATGGGCTGGATTGATGCACACGCAGCAGTTGAGCATTAACCAGCAAGACCACTCCCACGAGGTAGAGCGGAGCGAAGAAGCCGCAATAGTCGGGGAGATTGCCCGCCACTTCCTAGACCTACGGGAAGCAACGTCTGCTTATCGCGCCTCCCTCCTAATCACAAAGCTGCATTGCTTGGGGCAGGTTCACCCCGAGGCTCTTTGGCTGGTTCTCTCCCTTCTGACGGGCGACTTGTCAGAGATCACCCGCTCATATTCTGACATGGGGAAGGAACACGCAAAATCAAAACAAGCTGTGGAACAAGAGAGGTCTAGAGCAATGGAGGGAATCTCCCGTCACTTCCCCCACCTAGCCAAAGCCGTAATTGAGCTTCGCCACATCACCGCCCAAATCGGCCCAAAGAAATTCACCGTGGAAATTACCAGAGAGCTATGACCATTGCAGAACTATACGCTGAGCGTTGCAAGAAACCCGAGCAGGATGCCGACATTTGGGAACACCTGCCCACCCTGCGCACTTATGCCGAGAAGGTAAGGCATATTACTGAATTTGGGGTGAGGACCGGCAACAGCACAACGGGCTTGCTCATGGGGCTTTCCCGCTTTGGCGGGGAAATGGTCAGTTATGAAATTGAGGGGCAGCGTTACCACCCACCGAAAATTCCCGGTGTAACCTGGGCGTGGCATCAGGCAGACACGGCGAAACTGGAATCAATCGCCCCCACCGAACTTCTTTTCATTGATTCATGCCATGAGACAGACCACGTTAAGAAGGAGCTTCGCTTCGCCCCCCTTGTCAGCAAATACATCATCTTCCATGACACGGCCCTAGATTGGCCCGGCGGGGATAGGGTGAGGGTAGCGCGGGACGCCTTCCTGTTGGCTAATCCTGAATGGATTCTGCAATGCGAGTGGCAGAACTGCAATGGCCTGTCTGTTTTGGAGAGAATCAAATGAAGCCGGGCGACAAAGTAATCAGACCGGGCAAACCAGACGAGGTTTTCACCGTAGAGCCTGACGGGTTCTTTGCCGTTCGGCACTACGGCCCACCGGGCTTTAACCATGTGGATAAAAAATGGTATCTGAATTGCGAGATACTAGACTTGGCATTGGCCAAGGTTGAATTTGTAACCCCCTAAACTTATGCGCGTACTCTTTTCAAACCCCCCCTGGTGGTCCGTTGGTGATCGGGGCGAGGTAAGGGCGGGCATCCGTGCCGGTAGTCGCTGGCCCTTCACCGTCCCTACGAACAGCCGCCCAGACCTTCCCGCATACGGGGAATACCTCCCTGCCCCGCAATTTATGATGTTCGCCGCTTCATGGGCGCAACGCGCCTTTCCCAACGCAGAAGTGGTGATGCGCGATTCACTGGCTAGGCGCGAAAGCTACGCCACCTATCTAGAACATATCGCCGGGTACAAATATGATTATATCATTCTAGAGACGGCCACCCCCTCGTGGGAGCATGACAGGCACGTAATCAAGCTGATTGGTGAAGCCGCCCCCAAGTCTAAAATCATCGTGGTCGGCACCATCACCACCACCCACGGCAAGGAAATCACAGACCTGGGCCATGCCGCAATCCTTGGTGAGTATGAGAAAGGGGTTGTGCGGGCGATCAACGGAGAGTGGGGAATCGTTAAGCACGACCTGCTAACCCTGGAGGAAATGAACGGTGCGCCCTACCCGATGTATGATGAGAAGTTCGCCCTGACCTATTACGACGCCTGCCCCTCGGGACAATTGCAGCCGGAGCTAACGGTGTGGACTAGCCGGGGCTGCCCGTATAAATGCTGCTTCTGTGCCTGGCCAGCCGTGATGACCAATAACGACCCGGATGGAAACTCCCCCCGCAAGGTCCGCTACTATACCCCGGAATATGTTGAGGGCTGGATTCGTGCCCGCCTGGTCAAAAACCCCTTCATCAAGTCGGTCCGGCTCGATGATGATACCCAAAATCTAGGCGACAAGCACACTATCAGAATCGCCCAAGCCATGAAGCGCATTGGCCTCCCCTGGTCTGCCATGTGCCGAGCCGATACCGTTAAACTGGAAACGTGGAACATTATGCAGGATGCCGGCTGCTTCGGGGTGAAGATCGGCATGGAGTCGGGTAGTCAGGAAGTGATTGATAAGATCATCAACAAGAGGCTGGACCTGGCTGACATTGAATCGCGCATTCTGCCCTACCTGAAAGGCATTGGCCTAAAGGTGCATACTACTTGGACAGTTGGCCTCCCCGGAGAAACGCCCCCCCAATCAAATGAAACATTGAGGATGATTGAGCGGTTATACAGCAAGGGGCTTCACCAGACCCATCAGCTAAGTGGGACTGCCACGATTGAAGGAACGCCGATGGACAAGATAGCCAGAGGCGAGAAGCTAAAGGCTTACCCCGGTGCATCCAATGAAGGGCTCACCATTACGGGCGATGGACAGGCCAAGATAGAGGCTATGGCTCGCGCCCTCCCGCCCCCACAATGACCTACACAGACTACAACCAAGTCCCGTTGGGGCTATACGTTATGCGTGCCCGCCACGAATCAGCCAACGGCCAGCCCATCCTGCACCTCAGACTAAAGACCAATGATGGCCCTTGGTATGACGCCCCAAGCGTGCCCACCCACAGCCAAGGAGTAAAAGGCTATGACGAGTTCTGGCAATGGGCCGTGGCCAGCCTCCCCGTTTGGGAATATCCAACAGAGATTAAGGCCGCATTGTAACGCAAATAACATGGGCTACCGAGGAAATTACACCTGTTCACTGGATTGGCCCCTTATCGCTAGGCTATACGCTGCCGGTAATGGGACTAAAGCCATTGCCAAGATTGCGGAGGGTAGCCAAGCCGCCATTAGGCAGGGATTGATAAAGCGCGGCCTGTACCAATTTGGGCAAAACAGGAAGGCTAACGCTATTGGCCCATGGGTTGGCTATGTCCAGGCCGAGATCGCCCCGCAAATCGAACAGGAACGCCAGCATCAGGCATGGTGGCGGCAGTCTTACCCCACGCCTAGGGTTCGCCCCCCCAAGGAGTATTACGCTAGGGTGGCTAAGGCCCGGTATTGGCGGGTTAAGGATAGCCCTGAATACAAGGCCAAGCGGTTCGCCCGCGCCCAACTAAGGCGCATCAAGAGACAGGCAATGGGCTATGCAAAGACCTGCCGCACCCATCAATACCTAGGCTGCACCTATCAGGAAGCAGCAGACCACATTGCCAAGCAACTCCCGCCCCACTGGACATGGCAGAACTATGGAAAGGAATGGGAGATAGACCATATCAAGCAGCTATCGGATGGCGACCTAACCAACCCAGCACACATCAAGCAGGTATGTCATTACACAAATCTTAGGCCCCTGGCCGTGAGGGATAACAGAACAAGAGAGTGGGGCCAGTATGCAGGCAGGCAACGCGTTAGTGCCTGACATACAGCAACATGAGGAAGTCTACTTAACGAAATGGTGGGCAGCGGTGTTGGCGTCCCGCGTCCTTCTTGAGTGAAAGACTAAATTAGTTAGGTTTACATTCAGTCGGTCTTAATGAACGAAACAAAGCAGACATGGAAGGCGGTTTACGAAGCTACCGGATTCAGCCACACGGCGGTCAGGGAGTGGCGGAAGCTGCCCGGTGCCCCCGAAGGCCCGGACCCTGTTGCATGGGTCAAGTTCATTGATGACAACCAGCTTGGAAACGCAGGAAACCGGGTTTCGGCAGATCGGGAGCATTGGCTTACCGAGCAGGCCCAATATAGGGCAAAGCTGCTGGAAATTGAGCACAAGCGGGCGGTGGGGGAAATTGTAATGAAGGTGGACTTGGATGCCAGGGACGCCCGGATTGCTGGGGCGCAAAAGGCTGCGCTCTATGAAATCCTGACCACGGAGCTACCCGTAAAATCAGAGGGTAAAAGCGCGGGGGAGATACGGGTTTTGAACCGGGAGGCGGCAGACCGCATCTGCGTCATCATGCAGGAGCGGCTTTCAGATTGGGCGACAAAGGAAGATGAAGAACAATCTTGAGCCATCTGCGGCGGTTATATCGCTTTGGGCACCGATGGACTCCCGGCCCATGCACGAATGGGCGGCGGGGCTGAGGCTGCCGAGGGGCTATGCCATACCGGGGGCGTTCTCTACGGCAACGACGCGCTACATGGAGCCGGTAATGGCGGCCATACAAGACGAGCGGGTTAGGGAGGTAACGGTCTGCAAGGCCATCCAAACCGGGGGCACGCTATGCGCCGCAGAAATCCCTATTGCCTATTTCGCGGCCAACGCACCGGGGCCGATCATGTGGACCCAGCAATCCGACAAGGCGGTTAAGGAACACAGCAAGGGACGGTTCAACGCCTTTATCAGAAAGGTGCCCCAGGTTAAGGCCATCCTGCCGCCCGGTAGGCATGACATGACCACAACCGAAATTTACTTCGGTGATTTTTACATCCTGATAAATGCGGCCAACATTAACAGCCTTCAATCAAAGTCCATCCGGTATAAGTTCAATACGGAGTGCTGGCTTTGGGGGCAGGGTTTGTTGAAGCAGGCGAGGGGGCGCGTCAGCAAGTTTGAGGAGGTGGGAACGTCAAAGATCGTGAACGAATCTCAGGCCAGTTTTGAGAAGGATGATTTCCACAAGGCGTATATGGACGGGCATCAGGCGGTTTGGGCGGTTAAGTGCCTCGGGTGCGGCGTTTATTCCCCGTTGGAATTTTTCGGGCGGGACGCCAGCGATCCGGAAAAGAAAGCCTGTGTGATATGGAGTCAGGACGCGAGAAAGCGGGACGGGTCTTGGGACGTAGCGCGGGCGGCTAGCACGGCTAGGTGGGCTTGCCCAAAGTGCGGCCACGAACACGCAGATACACCCAGGACAAAGGCACTATGGAACGCAGACGGTCAGTATATCACCCTTAACCCAACCGCCCCGATAACCCATAGGTCGTTTAGATGGACCGCGCTTGTTAGCCGCCCAATGAGTGCGCTTGTCACAGAATTTCTTAACGCAATGGCAGCGGCTAAAATCGGGCTAACGAAAGACCTGATGGAATTTAAGATGCAGCGACTTGCCCTGTTCTGGTCGGACGATGACACGAGTGAGAAAATCCTTCTGCGCGGTTCTGGCTACACGCTGGCCGGTCTTGACCCGAAAGCGAAGATAGAGAACGAGGCCAACAGGTTTGTAACCATTGACCGGCAGAGGGACCACTTCTGGATTTCTGTTAGGGCATGGCGGCGGGATGGGTCCAGCAGGTTGCTATATTTCTCTAGGGTAACCACCCCTGAACAGTGTGAGGAAATCCGCCTACAGTATGGGGTGGAGGAGCAACTATGCTTTGAGGATGCGGGTTACTTCCCCGAGGGCGTTTATACCGACTGCGCGAAGTACGGGTGGACCGCCCTAAAGGGCAGCGGCGACAATTACTTCACGGTGGAAAAGAACGGGGCGAAGATCAAAAGGCTTTGGTCTAATGCCTCTATGGTGCAGCATAACGGGAAGATGCTCCCCCTGTTCCATTGGGCGAGCGACCCGATAAAGGATGTTTTGTATAATTTGCGGAGCGGGAAAGGGGCAACCTGGGAAACCCCGGATGACATTGGGGGCGAGTATCCAAACCAGCTCAGCGGTGACGCCAAGAAACCGTTCCTGAATAAAAAGAGTGGGCGGCAGGAATGGCGGTGGCAGCGGCGGCACGCGAACCACGCGCATGATTTGGAGGCCATGCAAGTTTGCGTGGCAATGATGTTGGGCATTTTGGTTCCCCCCGATGTTAAGGAAGAAACAGACTTGCCAAAGGACGGGGAGAAGGTCTAACAGTTAGAGCACAACATGGGAACAGATAAGAAGCGACTGGACTTTATCCAAAAGCAAGAGGCCATTCTTAGCTTTGCGTCAGCCGAGCGCGGCACGGACAGACAGTGGCGGTGTTGGGTTCCGGCAATGCGGTTTTCGTCTCCTGACATTAGGGAGAGGTCTGAGCGTATCGGATATGGACGCACGGCAAGGGGCGCAATTCAGGCGTGCATGGCTGACTCCGGTTTGGTTGTGCCGTTTTTCCAAACATGACCAACCCCGATAAAATCACGGCAGCAATCGAGGCGTTATCTAACGACCCCACCTATGCGCCCCAATGGCAGAAGATAGCTGACCGTGTGCCCGGTTGGTCTAGGGGCAATCATTACCTTTTCTTCAAGGCGGTAATGCAGGCGATGCCCGAGCTTAAAAGCATCCTGATTCTCGGGGTGTATTTGGGGCGGGACATTTGCTTTATGCTGGATGCGGCGGGGAATCGCCCCCTGCAAGTGGTCGGGGTGGACAAGTTCAATGCGGATCCGTGCGATGATTGGCCCGCAGAAAAGCGGGGCATGACATGGCAGGAGGCTTTCCACTGTGAGCCGCCCAACATTACCAACGCCATTAACAATATCAATGCCCAGCCCCCGCACGATGTTTTGCTAGTGGAATCAGATGACGCGGCATGGTTGCCCACGGCAACGGGCAGCTATGATCTAATCTATGTGGACACTTCGCATGACAAGGCAACGTGCCTGCGACAGTTCGCCCAAGTCAAGAAGCTGTGCCACCCCGGAACCATCATTGCCGGGGATGACTATGAGAACCTAGAGCCTACTTGGGGGGTTAAAGATGCGGTGGCAGAAGCCTTCAGGTCACATCAGGTTTTAGCTAACACAATTTGGTGGGCCGGGGTGGATGATTACAAATGATAGACAACACATACCCCGGCCTTCCCCGCGACGGAAAGGGAAACGTGGTAATCAAGGCATGGATACCCAAACACAAAATGAGCAAAATATCTCGCCCCGTTAAACACGCCAACTTCATCATTTGCGTTCTTATCTCCCCGGTGGTCGGCCTAATCGTCGCCCTGTTTGAATTGTTCACCCAGCCCTTCAAGTGGATAGCCTACGCCCACAAGGTGATTTACCGCAGATGAAAACAGCAATCATCCTGTCCGGTGCTATGCGGTCCTTTGATCGCTGTTTGCCCAACCTGCAATGGTATGTTTTCCGCCACTTCCCCGGGGCCAAGTTCTATATCGCCACAGAGGACGACGAGGATGCACACAAGGCAGACCTGTTGTCGGGGGCCATTGTGCGCAAGGTCAAGCAACCCGAGATGATTTTGCCCCACGGTTGCCCCCCAACCTGGACGGCGGGCCAGCCCTACATGCATGAAAGCTATTTTATCAGCGTCCCCCCATCGCATGTCATGGGTCAGTTGTGGATGCTGCGGGAGGGGTGGCGGGTGTATGAAGATGCCAACGAACCGGCTGATTTAATTATCAGGTGCAGGCCGGATTTGTGGTTTCATTCGTTTAAGTTCCCGCAAGACTGGCCAGCATGGAGAAATAACCGGTCCCGCGTTCCTTGCTGGGGGAAGTTTGGTGGAATCAATGACCGCTTCGCCCTACTTCGCCCCGATGCGGCGAAGTCCTACTATTCCACTTATGACCGGCTGGGCGACTTCATTGCCAAGGGTGCCCCGATGCACCCCGAGTCGCTTGTCCATCATTCCCTGCAATTTGACGGTTGCAGCATAGATGACTCCATGCACGCGATCTTCTCCACCCTGAGAAAGAGCGGGGAGTTTCGCCCCCCTGAGATTACCGCCGTGGATATGTTGGGCCGTTGACTTAGCTCCTTAGCATGGTGCGGGGGTTCACCCTGTTCCATGTTGTAACCCCCGTTGGCGCAAGCTGGCGGGGGTTCTCTTTTGCCCCGTTGACCCGGCCCGTAGGGGTAATGGTCCGAGAACTTGCAAACATACTAATCAGGCAGGCGAACAAGACCCAAAACGCACGGAACTACTTGGATGCCCTAGTAACGGCGCAATATACCACCGTGGCGGCACAAGGTGGCGTTATTGTATCCACTACCGTCAACGGCAAATCCGTGACGTTCCAGGCGATGCCGGGAACCACCGTGGCCGATGTGATGCGGGCGGCAGAGCTGGCCCTGCAATCGCTTGAAGCGGGGCTGTCTCGGGTGCCCGGCCAAACCTACGCCCTCTTTCGATGAACAAAGTTCAAAAGCAGGTAGCCAAGTGGCTGGGCCTTTCCTATTTGGTGGACGCCGCCAACTGGCAGCACATTTACCGCCGCCCCCTAGAGCCAAAGTCAATCAACACGATTGCTGCGGAGGTTAATCAATCCGACTGGCATCAGCTTCTAAGCGATTCGCGCAGGCTGTATTGCAACCTTGGGCCGGTTACGGGGGCGATTGATGATAAGGCAACCTACGCCGTTGGGCGGGCGTGGAACGCCAAATTCACTGGGGAAGATAAGGAGTGGGGCAAGAAAGCCGAGGCATGGGTCAATGAAATGTGGTATCCGATGGCGGATATTCGGGGGTCAATGTACGATTTTAAGACGGACCTTTTCCTTTCTTCGGTTTGCACCGACAGGGACGGGGAAATCTACATTTACCTGACCGAAAGTGACGATGGCTGGCCGCAAATCCAGTTGTTCCCGGCCCACATGGTTGGTGATCGGGATAACCCGAAAGACTACGTAGAGGCTGGCCCGTACAAGGGGCTGCGCATCACGCAGGGCGTGGTAACAAATGAGTACGGCAGGCCGGTGGCGTACAAGCTACTTGGGCCTAAGCCCGATGAAGATAAATTCATTTCGGCCCTAGACCTTATCCAGATTTATGACCCGCGCTGGCCCGACCAGGTGCGGGGATTCCCGGTGTTCATGCACGCCCTCCTTGATTTGAAGGATTTGCGGCAGGTTCAGGGATACGAAAAGATGGCCGCGCTGCTCATGTCCAGCGTGGGGCTGATTGAGCATAACGAATTGGGTGCGCCCGACCCCGGCGACCCGATGAACCTGCTTACCAAGAACATTACCCAACTTCCGGGGCAGGTGCCTACTGTTACTTCACAGGACTACATGGGCGGAACGGCCCGATTCTTCCGGGCGGGCAGCGGGAGCAAGCTGGAACAACTGAAGTCAGACCGCCCCGGCGACCCGGTGAATAAATTTATGGACCGGCTGATTCGCAATGCCTGCGTGGGGGCGGGCTGGCCCTACGAACTTACATGGGACGCATCCGCATTAGGCGGGGCCAACGTCCGTCTTTTGATTGCCAAAGCCATGCGGGCGGTGGAGGACCGGCAAGACCTGTTGCGACCCGTGGCCAAGCGGATTGTGGGCTATGCGGTAGCCAAGGCTATCAAGTCGGGGCTGCTCCCTGAATCCCCCGAGTGGTACAAGTGGCGTTTCACCATGCCCGCCCGAATGACGGCGGATTATGGCCGGGAGGCTGCGGCAGACCGGGACGACTACAAGGCCGGGCTTATCAACATGGGGGATATTCTGGCCGAGGAAGGCAAGGATTTGGACACCCACATTTCTGAGCGGCACGAGGAAAACGAAAAGCTCCGTGCTGCCGGGCTTACCTTTGAGGGTTCGCAACTTGAAGCAGAAAAACCGGATGACGATGAACCGGAGGCCGATGCCCCCGTTGTTACGCGTCGTTGACCCACCGCACAAATAGAATGAACACCGATTCCGACCACATTTGCTTTGAGCAAATCGAGTTTGCCGCCGTCACCGATAAGGGACTGAGCGATGTTTCTATCCTGACAATGGGGGAGGCCGGTGGGCACGGCATGATCGTGGACGAAACCACCATTGAACAGTTTATGAAGCTGTCCATGGGCAAGACGATTCCCGCCTATCTGACCCATGCGGGGGCGGTGGATGAAGCGGGACGCCCCAAAGACAGGCTGGGCAAGGAAATCGGCATGTTCTCAGGCTTCTATCGGGACGGCAATAAGGTCCGCGCCAAGAATTTCCAGTTCCTAGAGGCTTTCAAGACGGCGGAACCCAAGACCCACGCAACCCTTTTGGAAATGGCCCGCAACTTTGCCGACAAGCTGGGCATTTCCCCGGTCCTGCGGCATGCAAAGGCTTGGATTATGGGCGATGGCAAGGAGGTGCCCGCCAAAGACGGGGTGCGCCCCGTGGAAGCCCTCAACGCCTTCCCGTCCATGCGCCTCTCGGGGCTGCTTTCCTGTGATTTCGTCCAGCAACCTGCCGCCAATGTCGGGCTTTTTGAAGCCAAGGTTGACCCTAAACCCAATACTGAAACCACCATGACCGCCGAAACCATTCTCCTTAGCAAGCACACCGAGGAAATCACCGTCCTCTCGACCCAGCACAAAGACGCGATTGCCGCGCTTGAAACCAAGCACAAAGAGGCCGTTACCGCCCTAGAGGCGAAGGCTAACGAGGCCATTGCCCAGCTCGCCAAGGCGACTGAGGACAATAAGGGGCTGACCGCCGCCCTCGCCGCCAAGACGCACGAGGCCGAGGAATCGGCCAAGTACGACATGCGCAAGGCCGGGGGCGAAGCCCTCCAGGTCGCGCTGGAGTCCCGCCAGAGCAAGCTTCCCGCCCCCGCCTCCACCGATGCGGGCAAGTGGGCTCAGTATGCCGAGCTTTGCGAGGCCGTTAAAGACGGCGCGGGCAACGTGATCGCCCACAAGGATACGCCCGACTCACAGAAGTTCGCGGCCCTCTATCTCTCCCGCAAGTAAGTCTAACTTTTAAAACTCTAACTACCCACCACAATGGCTAATGCTCTCAATGGTGTTTTCGCCACCCGAATCGCGAAACTTTCGCTGGATGCGCTGCTCACCACGCCGCTTCCCGTTACCTCTTTCTGGACGGATTTCTCTGCCGAGGTTGCCGACTATGGCAACGCGGTCACGACCCGCTACCCGAACTCCCTGACGGTTTCCAACTTCCTTTCGGCCAAGACGCCGATTGATTCCAACACCGTCAGTCGGACGATTACCCTCAACAAGTATATCGGCGTTCCGGTGCAGTTCACGGACCACGAAATGACGTTTAGTGACGTGCGCCTGACGGACCTGTTTATCAAGCCCGCGATTACCGCGCTGTTTGAGAACGTCATGGCCGAAATGCTGGCCCTCGTGACCGTTGCGAGCTTCTCCAGCAACCAGGTTCTTGCCGCTGCGAACTTCACCGCCGCCAATATCGCGCTCCTTGATCGCGTGCAGACCGTGCTGAAGGTTCCCGCCGCGCCGCGCCACATCATCGCGCCGCCGACCTACACGGAAGTTCTGAAGAAGGACTCCGCCCTTCAGGCCGCTTACGCCTATGGCGAGGGTGCCACGATTCGCACGGGTGTCATTCCGAAGGTATATAACTATCAGGTTCACGAGTGGAACGGGACCATCCCGACCACGAACAACCTAGCTGCTATCGCCTACGCGCCGCAGGCCCTCTGCTTGGCGATTCGCCCGCCCGTCCAGCCCCGTTCGTGGTACGGCGAGGTGCGCAACATCACCGACCCGAGCACGGGCCTTACGATTCAGTTCCGCGATTACTACGACGGCACGACCCAGCGCACCGAGTGGTGCTTCTTCTTCGGCGTGTCCATCGGCAACCCCGGAAACCTGACCCGTATCTGCAACGTTGCGGAGTAATCTCACCGGCTGGCAGTAGCCGTTTCGCTTCACGACCCACCGGACTGCCCCCGGTGGGTTTCCTTTACCACACAACATGGAAACAAAACAAGAAACCACCGGGGCTGACGCGCCCCTTCCCGTTATTCGTGATAGCCGCATCTGCCTTGCCATGCCCGTTTATGGCAAGATTGATGTGCCCTTTGTGCAATGCCTGATGGCGATGTGCCAGAGTTCCACCCTGATTCAAATGTGGGACTTCCTGCCGGGGGATTCCCTCGTGAACCGGGCCAGAAACAACCTGGCGAAACGATTCCTGGACGGATACCAAGGCATTGATGGAGCCGGGAACAAGGTCACGGTCAAACACGACTGGATGCTGTTTCTGGACACGGATTTAATCTTCCGGCCAGAGGACGTGCAGAAGGTCTATGATTTGGGGATGAAGCACGGCCCCGGCGTCTATGCGGGGGTGTATCCCATCAAGCAACTGAAGCCCAAGATCGTGTTTAACAACATGCCCAATTGCGTGCCCGATGCTGAAGGCATTGTGGAGGTGCGGGAGGCGGGAACCGGCTTTATGCTCATCCACCGGGAGGTGTTTGAGAAGATGATTGAGAAGTACGGCGATGAGATCAAGTATTCCGTGGACATGGGGGATGCGAACGCCCCAGCCACCTACAGTTATGATTTCTTCAGTGTTGGGGTGTGGGAGGACACGGACTTCAAGCCCCACCGCAAACGGTTTCTGTCAGAGGATTGGTACTTCTGCCAGCGTTGGCGCAAGATGGGCGGCAAGATTCTCATGCACACCCGCACGAGCTGCAACCATATCGGGACATTCAACTATCCAGGCGACCCGAAGGCGGTCATGGAGGCGGCAGAGTTCTACAAGAAGGGGTTTGATATGATGGCCAACGCCACAAAGCCCACGGTGGTAAAGGTCGGCCCGCCCGACAAATACGAACCCAAACCGGAGGCCGCACCCGTTGCCGTAGCGGTCTAAGGTATGGGCTTTTTTGAGGTAGCACAGGCCGGGCAAACATTCTCCGAAGGTACGTCTATCTTCGGGGAATCCTTCACCTATACAGCACCCAACGGGGGGGCGACTACGGCAGCTATGGTCGGGGTAATGAACCAGGTAGAAATCGAGTATCAGTTTGACGAGTTCTCTACCAAGAAGGTTACAGGGCTTACTGTTGTTTCCAGCAAAAGCCAGTGGGGGGCGGTGGTCCCGGCAGATCGCGGCATTATCACCTATGGCAGCGTTACATACCAGATAGAGAAGGTGGATGGAACCTCTACGGCGGGGGAGCCTGCTTATGGGCTTACCTGCAAAAAGCTGACCTAGTGCAAGCCAGCGTTGAAGTGAACACGGTTGCGTTTGAGGCCGCAATGCAGCGACTTCGTGACGGGGTTAGGCGTGGTATTATTGACCCGCAGTATGGGACATTGCCCGTGCAGGCGCGGCTATTGGCGCAACGCTGTCAGGACTTCACCCCTCCCCGCAATGTCGGGCAGGGAAAGGCGGCGGTAGCGCGGGACATTACCACGATTTTTCGCCCGCTTTCTGCATCCACCTTTGAGGACAAAAACCTAAAGAAGATTATTCGCACGGATAACCGCCCGGCATGGGATAAAGTTGCACAGAACTTCAAGGGTTCTCACAACCTGCAAAATACCAAAGCAATCGGGTTTAGCTCCGACTGGCACACGACAAACAGAATCAGCCGTGGACGCGGGCGCGGACTTAGCGGAAAGAAGGGCGGAAAGCGCAAAGACAACCTTGGCGTTGTAACCCTTGGGCCGGAGGGTCGGAGAACGCGGCAATACCTGGCGATCATCAAGAAGCGGGTGGGGTGGGCTAGGGCGGGGTGGAATCCCGGCATTACCGGATTTGGTGGAACCGTCACCCAGCCGTGGATTAGTCGGCATGGCCGTGGACGCGGGTGGTATCAGAACGGAACCGCATCGCCGGAGCCATTCGTTAGGGTGGGCAATGACACGGGATGGGCCAAATACAATCAGGGCGAGGGGGACAGAATCCTAAAGAACGCGATAGTTGCACGCGCCCGAGATATGCAACATTACTTCTTTCAGAAGATGCGCGTGGCCGCAGCTACGGCGCAAGGCGCACCCGCATAAACCGGGCATTGCGGGGCAGCCCATTCCTTGTCAGACCGTCAAAAGTAAAGGTGATTAGTTCCCCGATGGCTGGCGGGTTGGCGCGATCACGGGCAGACAGCCCAACAGACAGGGCAAACCGCTTCCCGGCCCGTTCTAGGAGCAGGGAGCCAATGCCGAGATTGCGCCCGCTTCCCTTGGTATAACCGACTACCACAGCCTCCGTATCCTGTAGGGGCTTTAGTTTAAGCATCTGGCCTGTTTTGGGGCACTTTAAGACCACCCCTTCACCACCGCCAGCAACTACCTTATCCATGTAATCACTGGCCTCCTCGGGGCTAGAAACGGCAAAGGCGGGGATTGTGGCGTGGGGGATGAACTCCACCCCGTCCCAGCGCGGGTCATTGGCCGACCAAGTAAGGCACGCCTGCACCCGCTCTAGCCCGTCTTTGTGCCATATTTCCCCCTCACCGTCAGGCTTGCCCGCGGTCAGGGAAGCGGGGGCGACAATCACGCGCCACTCTTTGTTAAACAAAACCCCGTTAGACCAACGGGCAAAAACACCGTCTAGCTTTTCGCCGACGAGCCACCCGCTGACGTTCTGACCGGAGTAAAATTCCATGACCCAATATACCCGCCCGCCACTTACAATACAACGCTGGGCTTTATACCGTTGACACTACCCCTTTTTACAGATGCCCGCGCCAAACATCGCCTATCTGTACGACTTTGAAACCGCCTTTGAGGGGGCTTTGCGTAACTACTTTTTGAATGTGAATGTGGGGGGCTTTACCTTCCCCCAGGTTCTCACCCCGCAAACCAATGCGGTAACGGCCAATTTCCAGACCACCCCCCGGTTGCAGATCAGGGCCGGGAGTACGGGGCTGGCCGCATCTGGTTCAGGGGTGCAGGAAACCGCCGTTACCTTGGCCAACGTAGCGACCAACTACTACAGCTATTACACCCTTGGGGTAACGCTGGACGTTATCACCTCCCGCCAGAATACCAGCCAATCCCACGGATTGTTAAGGGGTGCAGCCCGGCAGGGGATGCTCAGTTATACGGCATCCATGAACACCAACACGCTGCCTTACTATGAAGTTACCCTGGTTACCCCCGGCAGCACCACCCAAGCCATAGACGGGGACAATGACGAGATCATCACTTCCTTGGCCTACTCTATTGATTTTTGGATTAACCCCACGGTGTACCCCAACAGTTAGTTGACCCATTTCCCATTTGTAACCTCTAACCATTTTTAACCGTGCCATACTCAGACGGAACATTTCCCTCAGGCTCACCCACGCTTTCAACGGGGGCTGGGACGTACAAATGCAATTCATTCACGGTAGCCCGCGCCGCCGAGACTGTCCCGATTGTGGATGAGAATGGCGCGGCCTCGGGTGCGCTTCAGTTCCTAGGGTTCACCACCGGCACCGCCGAGGTGCAGTTTGCCAATTCTGCCGTCCTAGAGCCCACTACCGCCGCCGAGAACAGCACTAGGGGCGTTTTCCTTAACGTGAACATTCAGAATGTTCTGACTAGCTGCTTCATCACGGATTCAACGGTTTCCAAGCCACAGCGCGGACCCTGGACGGCCTCGGTTAGCTGGCAAGCCAAGATCAATTAAACTGGCCATAGGGCCGACTAGCCCAAATGGTCACACTACAGACAGTAGAAATTCCCGGTTATCGGGAGGCGGTTAAGAGGGAGGCGCAAGTAAGGGACACGGCCTTTCTGGACGGCCTGGAGGTCGTTTGCGGGGTGGAGGTGGTCCCGCTATCCCTTCGCCGACTTATCTGGCTGGAACAGGCCCACAATGGCTTTGTTGTGCCGTGGATATGGGAGGGTGACGCGGAGATTTTCGCCCATGCCGTGCAGTTCCTTTATTTCCTGAGGCCCGACTATTCGCCCCCGAAGTCTGCAAAGGAATCCTTTTGGCAATCATTCAAATCGGGGCTGAAAGAACAACTGTTTATCAACCGCATGGCGCGGGGTGATCGGAACGAGATTTTGAAAGAGCTAAACGCATGGATTAAAGACGCCTTCATGGATGCGCCGAACACGGGGAGCGGCGGCGTTATGTCTGCACCATACGCAAGCTATCCGGCCCACATCCTAGACCTGTTTGCAGAGGCCGGGCTAACCCTGACCTATAACGAAATTATGGACATGCCTCTTTCTAGGCTTTGGCAGCATTGGCGGCTTTCGGCCCGTCGCCTGCGGGACGTTACGCTAACCAATCCTTCAGACGACTTGGCCACAAAAGTAATTGCCGGGAGGGTTGCGTAATGGCCATCGGAATTGAATTTCTTTTGAAGGCGAACACTGCTGCTTTTACGCAGGGGCTTGCGCGTATAGAGAACGCCACCGGAAAACTCCAAAAGGGGTTAATGAACAAGTTTGAGGGGCGCGACTTGGCGCGTGGTTTAACTACGGCCCTTGGCCTTAGCGTGGACAAGATCGCGGACAAGTTCGCCCGCCTCTGGACCGGCGTAACAGAAGATGCTGAAAAAGCCTTTGAGCGCATGGTTCAACTGTCCAACGAGCTTACAGACCTGACAATCAAGACGGGCACGGACAGGCTGACCGATGAACAGAAGCTAAAGAAAGAACTGATAGACCAGGGCCGGATTGAAAAGCGGTTGGCCGAAAACAAGGGCAAGACCCAAGACGAAATTAACGAGCGTTACGAGCTGACCAAGAAGCTGATTCTCTCTCAGAACGAGGCCAAAAAAATACAGAACGCCCTAGACGAAAAGGCGTCTAAGAACAGCTCTAGCCGCAGCGAAATACGAGACCAGGTTACGGGGCTGAGGGATGCTGACGCAAAGGCAGATTACGAGTTCAAGAAAGACCAGAACGAGAAATACAACCGGGCCGAGGATGCGCTTCTAAAGAAGTTCGCTCCGTCTGTTGAGCAGCTTGCCGGAATGAGCGCGGGCGGATTTGCCGCCGTGGATGACCCGCGCTTAATAGCCAAACAGATTCTACAGAAAGAGGGGTTTGCCGCACAAGCCGCCGCACGCGGAGACATTACGAGCGCGGTTGATCTTGGGCGCGAGGCCAGAACCATGCGTGAGTCCCTTCAATTCGTAACCGGCTCCGGCGAAGCATTGACATCGGCCACCGCAGAAAAGGCATTTGCCTCTGCCCTCACCGTGACAAACGAAAAACTAGACCTGCTTACGGATGCCGTTGGCGGGGTGATAAAGGCGACACCCTAACCCATGCCAAACTTAGGCTACATAGATTCCCCCTCTGCTAATTGGGCCACGGCCTTTCTGGTTGAAAACGTGGTTAGCTTCCCGCTTTCCGACAAGCCCGGCAACGAGAATATCAAGCAGTATGACCTGACCTTTGTGCAGGCGGCAAACGTGTTCACCTATGCCAACCTTGGGACCAATAGCGCACTAGCCCCCAATGCCTACTTGGTGGAGCAATCGCCCCTGCAAAAAATCGGGGCGGGAATCATTCGCTACTCCCGCACCTATTGCGAGGTGCCGGTCCAGTATTACGACTTTGAACAGGTGTTCTATAGTTACCCCGGCAAGTCCAGCGGGACGGGCGTAACCTATTCACGGTATGGGGCGCGGAAGCCCATTACGGTTCCTAAGCTGGCAACGGTGAATCATTTCTTCACCCTTAACGCCAACATACCCACCGCCAACGTGCAGACCGTTACGATTGTTACGGGGAATATCATGGCGAACAACCCGCAGCCGGTGGACTGGATTGGCGAACTAAGCGGGCAGGACAATAGCAACACCGTGCCCAACGCCGACCCCTCCCCCTGGATTATGTCCAGCGACCCGGTGCGGTGGAAGGGAACCATTTGGGAGATCGTCACCAAGACCGTTACGCAGCCCAACGCCTTTGCCTAGTCCATGCCATCCATTGTTGCAAACATTGCCAGAATCGAGGTTGGCGGGGAATCGCTTGTCAGCGCGGCGAAGGCAAACGAACTGATTGATGCGATCAACGCCCTGCGGTGCGCGACGATTGCCCCAAGCGTGAACGTAGGTGTTGTGAACTGTTCGTCCAGCCAAGTCATCTATGACTTTGCCCTCTTTGATAACCGATTGAAGGCGGTGGAATCTGGAATGACCAGCAGCAACACAAATATCACAAACATAGAGAACCGGCTGGCAAACGTCACAATTAACGGGTCCGGCACATGCTCGGGTAACAACATTTCAATCACCGTTAATATTAACATCTAATGGCCTCGGCAAGTACCACGTTCACGGCGACGGCTTGCACGAACTGTTGCGGCATTGAGATTTCATGCACCGGCATGGAGTGCAGGACGCGGGGCGGCACGGCCAGCCTGTGCGGTTACAGTGAGTGGACGGGCTACGAAAGCACGCCCCCGAAGAAATACCGGACGCTTTCGCAGGGTGGGCACTATCGCTTTCGCAGATACACGGACGGCACATGCGCCACCCCTCTCGGAGACGCTGATACGGTTTGCACATGGACCGGCACCTGCACCTATAACTCGTCCACCTGTGCCGTTACAGAGGGCGGAATCCAGAACTGCGGCGGGGCAGATGCAACAAACTGCGGCAACCTAGGCGGCGACTTCGGGGCGGGCAGCGCAGACTGCACAACCACGTCCACGGACCTAGATGCCATCGTTACGGGAACCTGCCGGACCAACGGCCTTGGCACGGGAAAATATATCGAGGCAGATCAATATGCCCACCTGACCGTTGAGGACACGGAATCGGATGCCATTACGCGCCTCCTTGCTGGGGCTGGGGGCACTTGGTCTGGATGGTCTGCCGGGAGCAGCACAACCTGCTTGGCCCGTTGGCAGAACCGCACAAGCGGATTTAACCTGGTTTATCAAGAGGCCCAATGGCGGCTGGTTTTCACCGGACTTGCGGCCTCCACCGCCTATGCCGTGCAGGTAAAAATGTATCGCCGGACCTACGGGACGGGCGGATATACGCTTTATCAGACCCAAACCGCCCAAGGCACAAGCGACGGGTCGGGAAACCTTACCCTGTCGGGCGATGTGCCCAACGCATACGGTTACGAGACTTACGCCTCTTGCTGATGACAAAGATTATTTCAATCGTCACCCACGCCCCGCACCTCGACTTGCCCCCGCCGATGTCGGAGCCTATGCCCCCAAACTACACCCCGCCACCCATCAGGAAGTTTGTCCGGTTATTGCGTGCCCTCAAGGAGTGGCAGCGGCAGGGGAGGCCATTAACCCCAAAGAGGGAAAGGGAAAAGCGGACGGCGGCCTGCGAAGCGTGCGAGCTGTTTCGGCCCGAAGGTAATTGGGGGTTTGGGGAGTGCGGTGCCCCCGGCTGCGGTTGCACCAACTTCAAGCGGTGGCTGGCCACGGAGAAGTGCCCCCACCCAAACGGGTCCAGATGGCCCGTCAACACGGTTGACAAAGCGGCCAATTAACAAATGGCCGGAGCTTATCAAGAGGTGCCCTTAGGGCGGGATTACTCTTTCACGAGTAACGTAGCCACGCGCCTAGTCGAAGTGGGTAACAATCTTTCCGGGGCCACCCTGTATTTCATGGCGAAGCAGTACCCGGACACCGACCTAAACGCTGCGGCGATCGTCTCCGTAACCCCCACGGCCAACACCACAACCAACGTAATTACGGTTACAATCCCAAGGGTGAACACCGCCCTGACCCAAACCTTCCCCCAACTCTTTTGGGAGATTTCCATGCTATCGGCTAACAACCTGTCTTACACGCTGGACCAGGGGCTGATGGCGATCACCCAACCCGTGAGGTTACAGGCATGAGCGGAACCGCCCAAATCATAGACGCCAACGGCGTGAGCTACGTCACAACCGCCAACCCCATGCCGGTTGTCTCGGTTCCGCCCAGCGGCAACCAGCCCGCCTATTGGGACTCCGAAACCTCCATTTCAATCACCACACCGCTTCCCATAAAGTCCTCCTAACCAAATTTTGTCATGCAATTCAAATCTGCCACAGGCATTGACTACGTTTCTGCCGCCACGCCGCTTCCCGTTGTTCTAAACGGTGTCACCACCAACAGCGATGCCGCAGCCGGGCAGGTGGGGGAGTATATTTCTGCCAGCCTCGCCCAAGCATCCGCAACATCACTGACGGATTCCACCCCGGTTAATTTAACCAGCATCTCCCTTACAGCGGGCGATTGGGATGTGGATGGGGCACTCTATTACAACCCGGCCAACACCACACAGACCACCTTGTTTTCGGGTGGTGTCAGCACCACAAGCGCAACCCTGCCGTCATCTAACGGAATTGGCGGTAAGGCACTCGACCAAATTGCGCGCACCTCCACGGGGTCCGGTCCATCGGCCTATGCCGTGCCAACCACCCGCCTGTCTCTGGCCGTGACCACCACGGTCTATCTGGTGGCACAGGCCAACTTCACCGTCTCCACCGCCACTGCGTTTGGCCAGATTCGCGCTCGCCGGGTGAGGTAACGCACCCAATGGAAACGGTAAAGGCATCATGGTTCGGCCCCAAGGGGGATGACGTAGCAGACGACGCCGCCGCGCTTCAGGCTGTCATAACCTTTGCCGAGAACTCCACGGCTGGCTACAGCCCTGTTTTGGAGTTGGGGTGCAGGACGTACAAGATTGGCACCACCCTAAACATTCGGCGGTGTTCCATTAGGGGGAATGGGGCCAAGCTGAGATACACCGGCACCGGCAGCGCAATCAAGGTGAGCGGGACCAATGCCGGATTGCATGTGGTTCTATCTGATTTTCAGTTGGCCAAAGACCTCCCCGCCACCCCGCCCCTTGCCATCAACACCCTGACGGGCACCGGCATAGAGTTTGAACTGGCGGCATGGTTCAAGGTGGACAACGTGGAGGTCAACAGGTTCGGGGTGGGCATGTCGTTTGTGGACTCAAGATACGCCACCATCATAGGCCCAATCATCAGTGCTTGCGGAATAGGGATGCGCTTTTCGGCGGGCAACACGGCATCTTCCTACATGACCCATACGAAGGTTTTCGGCGGGACCATCACCGCCGCCAACTCAACCTTCAGTTCCTTTGTCGGGGGCAGGGGGGTTCTAATTGAGAACCCGTATAACAAGAGCGTGGATGGGATTGCGTTCTATGGCACGGCCCTTGAGGGGGTTTATGAAAGGAAACTGTTGGTGGGGGAAAACGTGCGCTGGTGCGCCTTCAATGACATTTATTGGGATTACTCCAACGGTGGGACGGACATAGAAATGGCCTCCGGTTCATCCTATAACACCATTAGGGGCGGGAGCGCGTTAAACCTGATGGTGGTTAATGATGCGGGGCTAAACAATAAGGTGTATCAATGAAATGGCTGGCCCCAATCCTCTGTTGTCTATTCCTGACGGGGTGCGGGATGCTACCGGCTAGAATCAAGGCGGGGCCGGTAAGCGTTACGGGGGTCAAAGACGCGGGCAAACCGGCTACGCTGGCCACAAGTGAAGCGGGGACGGTCATCCCCCTCCCCGAAGGTTCCAGGGTCACAGTTACCAAATATGAGCCTGTAGCAGCCACTCCAATGGCCCCGGCCCAACCCGCCAAGGAGGTAACAGAGATTGCCCCCAGCGGCCCGACTGAATACCACAAGACAGAAAGCACGGTTAAGGCCGATACCGGCACAGTGGACACCAGCGTTAGGAAGCACCAGATAGACGTTGAAGATCGGCGTTGGCTTCTTTGGGCGGCTATCGTTTGCGGCATTGCCGGGGTGGTTCTTAAGTCCATGCTGCCGGGGTGGGGCGGGCTGTCTAACGGCCTCCTTATCGGTGCGGCCCTTGCGTTTGGGGCGTGGAAACTGTCAGACATTCCCGCGTGGATATGGGCGGCAGTAATCATCGTAATGGTTGCGATGGCCGCAGGTTACAAACGGGCCGAATGGGACAAAGACGGCGACGGCGTGCCCGACTTTCTACAGAAACCTAAACAGCCCCCGCAATGATCTTATTCTTCCGGCTTCTGCGGGTGTTATTGTTCTGCTCCGTGCGGGTGGCCCACTTGCAATTCTCTTTGGAGTATCCGGCGTCATTGTTAATGCGCTCTATGCTGTGCCCGTCTGGCCTTGGTCCCATGTCGTCCAAAAAGTTCTGAAACGATGAAGCCCACCGATCATCAACCGTTATTCCGCGACCTCCGTAGTTTTCCCAAGACCGCGACCGTGGATTTCTGCACCGGGACAGCATCCCCTTCCATGTCGTATATTCAGGGGTCCACCGCCCGTTACCCGTTCCGCCATGCTTTACTGCCCTAACCTTATTCAGTTCTGCGTGCAGGCACCCGCAAGAAGCGGAATCCCCCGCCTTAAGCGCATCCTCCCTGCGGGCAACCACGTTTCCGCAATCACAAACGCACACCCAATACTTTCTGTATCCCTGCCTGAACATTGTTCTAGTTGTAAGACGGCCATATTTCATATGCCAAAATGGTTGTGGATTCGGGTCGTGCTTGCAACACATTTGGGGCACAATCGGGGCTTGTATGAGCCGGTCCCGAACGATAAACCTCCGTCCCAAACGTAAACCTTTTTCTAGGCTAATTTACTGTTTACCCTTATGCAATCTCCCTCCCTATTTTCGGGCATGGCGGCCCAAATCGAGTCCCTAAGCAACTCCCTAAGACCCTCTATTGCCACGGTGGTAACTGCCGCCGGGACGGTGGGGAACGTGGCGGTTTGGCAGGAAGCAATCAAGGGGTGGGCCGCGTTTGTGACTGTTCTAATCAGCGTGCCCACGGCCATAGTTGTGCTGTTTTATTGGCTTTTCAAACTGAGGCGGGAGTGGTTAGATCGGAATCGCCCATGACGACCTTTGTTTTAGCCATCGTATTTATTCCCCTGCTTTATTGGGGCGGCTTGAAGCTAAAGCGCAAAATAGATAGAAACACAAAATGAAGCTGTCAGAACACACCCGGAATGTATTGACTGCGACAAACGACAACAAGGCATCTGCCATGAATAAACTGATCGGGACATACTATTTGGTTGAAGGTGACCGCCACCTAGAGATTCGGGAGGCCCGCGCCAGGGAACTTATCGCCGCATGTTATGGCCACGGCCAACACAAATCCTATCCTGGGTGGGATAAGGCCACTCTATCGCTTGGGACAAATCAATTCCTGCTGTTTGAGGAGGCCAGAATGGCGGAAGTCGCCCCATGACTGTAGCGACCCGCAGAGAACTAGCTGCCCTAGTGTTGGCCCTTGGCTTCGCTGGCTTTCTGGCGTGGGTGATTCTAATCGCCTTGACCTAGTGGGGTGGGGTATGGGGCCAGAGGATGAAGATGAACCTGAGATAATGGACAGCGATGTTGTCCGCATGTAATGAAGTAGCCCGGTCTAACCACCCCTGATTAGCCGGGCTCGCCTTCCCGTCGCCCCATCCCTGAAGCTAAGGCCAACCCACCAATAGTGGGCGTGCGGCGTATGGGGGAGATTACCTAGAGCATGTCTAGGGGTTGTCAAACCCTATTTTTACGCCCCCTTCCGCCTGTACCAGACGGCCCTAACCAGCCTGCCGTCCCGCACCACCTGTCCCTCAAAGCGTTCCAGCAGGCCCGCCCTGACCCCCGCCTTGGCCCTTTTAATGGCCGTGGTGGGGAAAAGGCCCCATAGGGTGGTAAGTTCATCCAGTGACTTCCAGCCTTGGCCTGTGGGGCGTTTCTCCGCCTTGGCAGACAATGCCACCGAAAAACCCGACCAGAAATCAGTAGGTTTTGTAAGAGCTTGGGGCATGGAATTTATCGTTGATTCTGATGGTTTGGTGAAGCTGGTAGGTGCCGTCCTCAAAGAGCAGGCCCGAGGCCCAGCCGTTGCGGTGGCGAAGCTTGTTCGGCTGATGCTGGTTGTAGCTCATGTCCGTTTTGCAGATGCAGGCGATGGAGCGGGCTTCCTTTGGCCCCTGGTCTGATTCAACCGGGTAGCTTTCGGCGGTGTGGATATGCCCCAAGATCACCTGACCATAGATGGCGGCATGGCGGGAGAGGGCGTTTTTGCCCGAGGTGTACCCGTGAACCATCTTCATTTCCCCCACCCGCAGGATACCAAGGCGGGCGTCGTAGGGCAGCATGGAGGCCCGCGATTGCCTGACTACGGCCTCCAACCGCTTAACGGCATCCGTGGCGTAGTCCCGCAGGACGCCGGAGCAGGACTCCCGAAACTTATAGATTCGCTCATCATGGTTCCCCCGGAGGAAGTGGTTCACCTTCCCGCCGTCAAAGAAGCGGCGCATGAAGTCCGTTCCCATAGCCCAATCATCGGCCAGCGATTCGGCCTTTTCGTCATCGGTTGCCCCCCGGCGAAGGTTGCGGAAATCCCAGTTGTCCCCGAGGTGGAAACGGTGGGTGGGCTTGAAGTCATCCATGAAGGCGAAAAGGGCTTTCTCGGTGACGGGGCAGATTTGATCGCCGTGCGGGTCGCCCATGATGATGAACTTTTCAGCCTTCATTTCTTGTGCTTTTTCTTGTTGGCCCGCTTAACTACGGCCTTGGGTTTGAGCAAGTTCCTGCGCCACATACCAGAAAGGTCGGGCCATTTGACTAGCTGGGGCGTTTTCATGGTTTTAGCCCCTTTGCAATTCGGGCTAGGCAACGCTTACAAACAAACCAGCGGGTTTGGCCCCTGGCCCGCCACTTGGCGGCGGTGCGAATATAAACACAGACAGGGGTTTTCATTCTAGGGAGTAGTGGGGCGTTCCGGTTTTAGAGCAGTAATCCAAAATTGCTTCTTCCTCGGTCCAACCCGTGCCATGCGTCATGACGCCGTCTATGGCTATGACATAGCAGACCCACGGGCGAACATCCTCCCCGGTTTCTGGCGATTCACCCCCCTCAGAAAGCTCAATATCATAGTGGGTATCTAGGTTGTGCTTGCGGAGCCACCGAAGTTTTGGGCTAAGCGATTCGGGCAGGTCGTCAAATAGGGTGTTCATGGCGCGGGGCGATTAAGCCGAATCTTTATGCAAATGGCGGGGTGGTTACTTTGGCCGTAGCAATCAGACCAACCGGGAAGGGATTGGGGGTCTTTGCAGACGGTTACGGACTCAATGACCCCCGATAGACGCTCATACTTTCCGTAACCCTTGGACAGCGTGACGGGCCTCCCCGCGTAGCAATTCTTTTCATTCCACGACCGCCAATACATGCGGTATTCCGTGTCCTTTGTGCCCGCCTTGAATTGCTCAAAGTAGGCAGTCTTTAGCGGGATGAATAGGGGCGTCATGGTGATACAGGGGCGAGTTTCCATTCGCCCTTTTCTTTGGTTACTACGGTAAAGGAAATGAAGGGGAACAGGCGGGCGGCTACCCGTATCTTCACCTTGGCATCCTCCCTGAAAAACCCCTTGGTTTCGTGGGCGTGCAGCTTGCCGTCTTGGGTGAGGAAAAAGAAATCAGGGGTATAGCGGCAGTCATCGGCCAGTTTCAGGGTGATGTTTTGCGCCCCCACCCAGGCGTGCCCGTCAGCCTGCAACTTCGCCCACCAAGCGGCCTCTGTCTTGTTCATCTTGGCAACGTCTTTGGATGGGACTACAGAGAGCATTGGGGCGGGCGTTTCATAAGGTTTGAAAGAGTGGGTGCCTACGTTGTGGCCCGGATTAACTAGCTGGGCCTGTAGGGCGGGGGGCAGGTCGGTGAGGCGAAAGGCCTTCACGGGGCGGGCTTACGCACAGGGTCGCTCGTTTATCCCCACCTTGCGCAACGCCTCCGGTTCAATGCTTATCCAGTGAACGCGGTGGGCGCGAAACGGGCCGCGCCAATGAACGTGCCACGCCCGCATAAGGAGTCCGTTGATATGTCGCACCGTTCCCGGCACAACGCCCCGCTCAAAGCTTTCCCAAGAGCCACCAGCAAACCAGCTTTCGCGTGAATACTCAGGCCCGGCCCCTTCCTCTCTATGTATTGTTTTCATAAATTCCAAATCAGTGTTTCGTATTTGTTGATCTTCACCACCCGATAGGGGCGGTAGTTAATAATTGGGTTAGTAATAGGTATAGTTGTTAGAGGTGGGGGCAAACCTATCTTTGGTTTCTTGCTAGAAGTTACTTTGGTTTGGGGCGGGGCGAGGGGAGAACCAAAGAGGTCGTTCATGTGAATTGTAATACTTCTTGGCCCATGCGACGGGCGGCGATTTCGCAGTAGCGTTCCTCCCGCTCTATCATGGTGCATTTACGGCCAAGGTCTTTGCAGGCGCGGCCCGTGGTCCCGCTGCCGGCGAATGGGTCGAGCACGGTGTGGGCGTCGGGGAAGAATGAGAGGCACCAGAGCATAAGGGCAAGCGGTTTTTGAGTTGGATGCTCTCTGTCGGGTTCCTTTGCCAAAAGGCCATTGCCCGAATATCTAAGCATCTTTACGGAAACCCCGGAAAGCGTTGTCCACGCAAGCTCTGCGTCCGAGTAGGTTGGCATCGTGTTTTCTTTGTCCCAAACAAGCCAGCGCGGGCGGGGTGGCAGAACATCAGAAAAATAGTTCCCGCCCCATATAATGCAATCGTCGATGTTTTCCGTGATTGAATCGAACACGGCCCTTTCCGGCTTTACGGAATCCCACCCGCCAACGTATTGCCTCGGCGCACGCGCAATGTTGTTTCCAAATCCGTCCACCCCGCCCGCGTTTCTTCCGGCGTCCTGTTTAATCCCATAGGGTGGGTCCGTCAGCAGCAAATCGAACCGCCCCAACAGCGGAACAATCTCACGACAGTCCCCATGATACAGTGTCACCGCATCATCTTGATAGTATGGCTTGGGCAAACTCATCCGTAAATCCTCCCCGTTGGTTCCCCATAGGTTCCCCCCGGCCTGCGGTAAGGAATCTTGGGCGGTTTGGTATAGATAAAATCCCTGCCCGTCCTGTGGTCACTTTGGGTAAGGTTCCCGACACCCTCAGCATCCCCTCTGAGGTTGGTAGGACTCGTTGGAACGGGCAGGGAAAGGTCTTGGGCGGGGCGTTCCGCTGCTTTCTTGGCGGCGGTGGCGTGCCTGCGCTTCATGCTGGCTACGGTTACGGTGGGCGGGGTGGGGGGCTTCGCCAAACCCATCCTGATTGCCCACTGGACGGCATCTCTGTTATTTACGCTCATTGGTTCAAAAGGATTTCCCTGGTTGTCTCGACGTAGTTGTTCCACCCGCAGTCCCGCGCCCGCTCCATATGCCAACAGACATAGGGTTGGCCCGCTTCATCTGTTTTCCTTTGGGCGGTTTTATGGTAATCGGGGCAGGTGCAATAATGTTCCAGCCAGTCCACGTAGTAGGGCGGTTGGTCGGGTTTGGTGCGGGACTTAACATAAAAGCAAAGGGGGCGTCCCTGAATGGGGGTGACGGTGTTCATGCTTGTTTCATCCTTTGTAAGACTTCCCGCCTAGTGTCCGGGCCAAGGTCTAGCCAATGCTTATCCCTGATGCCGTCATTGGATAACTGGTAAAGGTTTTGCAGGACCGGCCTCCACCCGCTCGGCTCAACGTAAATGTCATTGGCTTCGCTTTTGGTTCTCGGCCCGCCCCCCAGGTGGCTCCACCATTTAGCCAGGGCCGGGCAGGTAAGGGGCCAGTCCTTATGATCGCGCTTGTATCGTTCGGCCCGCAGGTTAATTTCCTCCACCGTCAGGCCGGGGCAGACCGTCATTATTTCGGCTAGGGCATTGGCGGCAGACCGGAAGGCGGGTTTGGTGGTGGTGGCCGGGTCGCCCCCACAGGCTGAAACCAATGCGTCTAACAGGACATTGCGCTTGCGGGGCACAGGGACGGGCTTTTGCGCCACCCCGCGCCCCAACTCCGCATCCAGGCACCCAATTACCTCCTCCTTGGTTAGCCGCCTCCCTAGTGCCTTAGAACTGGCACAGAGGGCATTGTAAAGGGATAGGCCGGTGGTCATGGGGGTGGGGCGGTTATTTGTCCAAACCGCAGCGTTTCCGAAGGTTGACAATTGCCGCCCCTGTTTGGGTAAGTTCATCGGGGGTGTTGTGATTAAACACCCTGATTCGCCCCAAATCCTCCCGGTTCTGTGCGTCCCGGTAGGCGAGGGCGGCTTTCCACGCTGGCCATGTATTGCATTTAGGGCTATCTGCGTTGCCTTCCCACCAGCAGACATATTCGGCATAATCAATTTGCTCCTGTGTCTGTTCCTTGGGGGGTGGGGCGGGGAGAACTGAAGGCTTCCAGTGAGTCCAGACTAGCGTTGAAAGAGAGTGGTAGTGGCATGGCGCGCCCCCGTCCCTCCAATACCAAACGGGACAGTCTGCGTCGGTCGGCTTCCGCTCGCTCATCTTAATCCAGCCATCGTTTTCTTGTGTGTTCATAAATAAGTTAGATAAGCACTCCGATTCTACGGGCTTCGCTTTGGTTGTCTTTTACCCAGTTGTGTTCGGGGCGACTCGCGGCCAACCAATAGCGTTCATCTAGCAGGCGGATGCCGTGCCGTTGGTTTGTGTGGTGAATTTCGGTGGAGGGGGGAACGTGGTGATAGCCAACCACCCCGCACCCATTGTCCCAATCTATGGGAATCATGCCGTCATGCTCAAAGGCGTCCGCTTCGTTATAGGCGTTCTTTGCCAGCCAAATCTGGCACCACGGATGTTCCTTTAGAAACCCCGGACGCCTGCGCCTATAGATGGCTAGTTCCTTGGCGCGTTTGGGCGACACCGGGCGAATCCGCTTCTTTGCCTTGGGGCGTTTCGCCCCCACCTTGAAGCAGTTGCCAGTGGCCTTGATTTGGGCGGATAGGTTCATTTAGCGTCTTGGTGTGTCTCGTGATAAATCCTGTTCAGTAGGTGCATCCTGGCTTCCTCTCGGCTCATGGTGCGGCGGTAGGGCCACGGCCAAGAGTGTTCGGCCCCAATGGTGCGGCGTTCGTGCTTCAGCCAAGCTTCATCAACGAGCCGTTGATCGTATTCCTGTTGCGTTTCAGTCCAGCCCTTGAGGTTGCTCATGGCTGGGCCTCCGCTTCGGCCCAAGCGTTATCCAGTTCCGCCTTTAGGTCTTTGATTTCACGGCGTAGCTCTACCACCTCTGCCTTTAGCTGGTGTTCATCTAGGCCCTCAACGGCCTCCCATTCGGCCTGAACTTCGGCAGAGTGCATCCACGATGCGCACGCCCCCCTTCCACAGATTTTACAGCTCATGGCTGGGCGAGCTTGTAATAGCTCTTGTAGGGGCGGCTGGAACGGTCCACCCGGTTAATGATCGAAACGCCCCGCCTGCGGAGTGAACTAATTCTTGAATGCACCGCCATAGAACCGCTGATTTCATAGAGGCGGGGCATGGGAACCTCCCGCCCAAGATTGGCCTGTAGATATCCAAGAATTACGTCCTCCTGGGATTCGCCCGCCTCAAGTATGGCGTGTTCCATCTGTGATGTGTTCATGGGATAGAGGTATAGAAGTTAGAACGGCACGTCATCATCATGGGCAGACATGGCCTCGGCAGATGAAATGTTGTATTTCTCCTCATCGGTGAGGGCGTGGTTTTTCCGCTGGGGGTTCACGCTCTCGGAATACTCCTCTGAATTTTTGATCTTGTTCTGAATCCATTCAGGCATGGAGGGCGGGAAGGTGATGGGGCCGTCCGAGGGCAGGTCATAGACCATAATCTCATTCTCGGGCTGCATGGCCTTGGTTCCCTTGGCCAACGGGACAATTGAAATCACGTTGGCATAGGTCTTGGTCCCGTCCTTTGAGGGGCGGTGTGCGACGTTGAGCTGGCAGTTTTTGCCAACCAGATTGCCAACCTCAAATTCCTGCGCCTCCTCTGCCGTGAAGGGACGGCCACGCCAGGATTCAAGCTCCTTGCGCAAGTTGCTCTTGGTCCCGGTTGAGAGGGTGTATTCCTTGGAAATGACGCGGGGCAGGTCTTTGATCGCCCCCGTCTGGTCTTTGAAGTCTCCCCGCTCGTGGGGCAGCTCCCAAATCAGGAGAACCTTGCGGGACGGGGCGTACATGGTGCTTGGCTGGGTGCCAAGGTCAATGACGGCATAGCAGACGCCGTGATGGATTCCGGCAGGGACGGGGGTAAAATCGCCCCCCTTGGATGTGGCTTTAGGCATGTTGTTATTTAGTTTTGGTTGCTAGTTTCTTGATAAAGTTGTCTATGCGCTCCCAAATGGTCAGGCGTGGGGGCAGCAGCCACTTGATGGCGTCTAGGTGGGTCTGCGCCTGCCCCAAGTGATACCAAAGCTGGGACAGCTTCTTGTCGTAATCACTCATGGGGTTGTAAACAGCCCCGCATATTTGATGGTAATAACCTCGGGGCACTCCTTTGTCCTGTTCTTTACGCGGAGCAAAACCCCGGCATACAACAATGCCCGCTTCCTGTTCATCGGCTCGGTTTTAATGCCAAGCGAACTCTCTACGGTGAATTTCCTGTATTTCATAATTCCTTGGTTCAGGCGACATGCGCCCAGGTTGATTTTGTGAATTGCCCATAAATATAGACGGGCCTCCACGTTTCTTTTGCTGTCGTGTTCATAGCTCTTTTGCGGTTCCCCTCCATTGCGGGCGTTTCAGTCTTTCCAACTCCATAGCAACCTCTTTAGGGTCGGATGGGTTGAGGGTGATCGGCCTGCCGTCTGTGTGGTGCGCCTCGTGAATCTCAGCCAGTCGGTCCAGGTCATTTTCTGACAAGGTGGGGGGCGGCACCCCTTGGTTGGCTTGCGCCAGCAATTCCTGGGTGGTCGGTTTCATAGCGGGAAGGATTTAAAGAGAATCGCCACCACCAGCAGGCAGAGGGCGAAGCACAGGAAGGTAACTAGCTTTTCGATGGGTTTCATGGGGTGTTAAGCTGCTTTACGGTGTTTCTGGACGGGCCGCTCGATGGCGTCCTCTGCGGACCAGCCATACCAAACGTAGCGGAAATATAGCGTGCGGCGTGGAATCCCGCGCTCCTCGGCCCAATCCGCTAGGGGCTTGGTAACACCGCGATGGGTAATAAAGGTCGTATCGCGCTTGTTCCTGTCGTTTTGCTTGCGCGTGGCCCACCGGCAGTTGCCCGGCTCGTAGTTGCCGTTTGTGTCTATCCGATCAATCACGCGGCCAGCCGGAACATGGCCCATGTCGGCAAGGAAGTTGGGAAAGGACATCCAGCGTTCGCATACCTGGATGCCGCGCCCGCCGTAAAACTCGTAACCGCACGCGCTCGGATTGTGGCACCGCTGAATCATTGCTCGCCAACGGCTGTAGGTTAGTGATTGGCTAAGGCCGTGGATGGTTCTCTTGGCTCTTTCTCTGCCCGTGGCTGGATTTATGACGCTCATGTTATAGGTGGTAGGGCTATAGATGTTAGAACTGTTATAACTTGTTGGGGTCTCACAATATACGTTATTTCGCAGGTGGCTCTTTTAGGCCAACAGGTCTCTGCGTAGTACCGAGGCGGGACTAACTTGGCCCTTCCGTCTCGGGGCATGAACCTGGAACGCCGACAGCGAAGCAAGGGCCGGGAAGAAATTCTTCGCGGGGATTTTGCCGAACTGTGAAGTTACAATTTTCATTACCTCGTTAGCGGAGTTGCCATTGGCACCGATGCTATGAAAGTCTGCTATCCTTTCTATTCCGGCGCGAGTTAGATGGTCCGTCTTGAATTTGAACTGGGGTGATCCTAGAGACATATTCAGGTGGGAAACCAACTTGTAAGAGGAGCGACATAAGATCGGCACGAGTATGCCAGGAAATCCTGTCCCTCCGAAAAGATTCGAGGCCACGGCAGGCGGATAGATATTGCGTCAGGGCATCATGGTATTGGGCGGGAACCTCCTCGCCGCCTATAGTCATTTCTGCCAGCACGGCCTGCATACGGTCAAGGTAGTCCATGAGCGGGCGGCTGTTTGTGAAGCAGCGCAAATCCCGAAAATAGCAGCGAAGCTCCACCCGATTGATCGAGTAGTTATCGCGCCCCCCCTCTCCATCCAGAACTTGCTGGGTGGGGGTGTCTGAGTAGGTGCGGCCCTTGCGCTGAATCTTCATGGGTGTTTGGTCGGGCGGTTGTACCAACGCACAAACTTATCGAATGTCGCCCTCGGCAGAATAACTTCTCCTGTTGCCGCCTCGCCCGGTTTCTGGGAAACAATGCTTACCGTGCGGGCGTCTATACAAATCCAGTGATCTTTAGTGTGACATCCGTCCGTTCTGAGCGAGCAGATGGCGTCTAGCGTTTTGGCGGTTCTTGGTGAGTGCTTCATGGGATGGGGCGGGGCGAATCAGAACCCGCTAAACTTCCTGGTGCCCTTCTTGTCCACAGATGAAACAGAATTGGCAAAGTCGCAAAGTATTCTGCGGTTCATGGCTGAATAGCCAACGGCAACTGGCTTCTGCGCCTTGCCTGCGGCAACTATAATTGCCCGGTAGCTGGCCGGGATGGTGGTCTGGGCTGGAACCATTTTCTCTTTCTTCATGGGTTAAGGGGTGGGGCGGTTGCGGGCGGCGCACTTGGCGCAGTAATAACCCTTGGGCGTGCCGTGCTCACACACATCAGCTAGTGGCATGTCTCGCATGTATTCGGGCAACGGTGGAAACGGGTCATCTATTTCCGATTTGCCTGCCATAGCTGCGTCAATGGCAGTCCTTACTCCACCGCGATAGTGAATCTTTTTGGCGCGACTGTGAAGGCCGTAAGAGAACACGAACGGCATGGGGTCAGGCGACTCGGGAGCGTGAATCGCACGGCCTGACGAGTATGTTGATTGTTGGTCCAACCAATCCAGTCGTTCCCCGTCCTTCTTGGCCTCCGCCAGTTGGGCGCGGAGGGCGTCGAGGAGGCCACCAATGTCGGCGGGCATCACGTTCAGTATCTTGTTGCACGCCTCAACCGCATCCACTTGAGCCGAACCGTAAGATGCCAAGCAATTCGCGTTCCTTGACTGAACCAGCACAACGCGCATTTCAGTCCAGAGTGTGCGGAGGGCTTCGTTTTCCTTCCGCGCCTCGGCCAGTTGTCGCGCCAGCTTATCGGCACAGGATTCCTCTAGTTCGATTTCTCCACCGTGGCAACGGCGACAATAGCACAGGCCGTTTTCATCGTTAAGCAAATCGTGGTCATCAGCAAAGAGCTTGTGTGGTGTGCTATCTTTCATGGGGTGAAAAACGGGGTGTGGGCTAGAATGGCTAGAGACTGTATAGTTCTAACATCACCTGTCCAGCCTATTTCTTATTATTTTTTATATACCTAGAAATAGGTATAGCGCACCCCTGTTAGATATGGTATGTTCCAACTGTTAGGCAACCCATCATCCCCATGATAACCATTGAAAGAGACACGATCAACATGACCGCCGTGGTTCACGAAACCAAGGCGGCGTATTTGATTCAGCGCGGCGAGAACGAAGCCGCCAACAGCGGTAGAGCTTACAGTCAGAGCTATTACCTGGGACTTATTATTGATTACTGGCTGAAGGCGGGTGCGCCGCCCCTTACCGCAACTGACATTGTTACACCCGTTCCGGTCTTTGAGAAAAAGAGCAGGTTCAAGCGGAAATACCGCCAGCTTGATGCGGTCAGGCCCGATCATCGGGCACAGGCTGCAAAGGCCGAGGCTGCTGCAACAGAGGCCGAACAGCTCCGTAGCACAGCCACGCCGTCCCCTGCCACGCCTTCACAACCGTAATCCAGCGCATCGCCCCGCCCGCCATGAGCTGCATATAGGTAAGCGGGATTGATTCGTCATCATTGGCCAGCCAATGCCGCAACCTGGCTACGTCCCCCGGCTCCATGAACTCCTCATATTTAGTCCCCAAGCATCGGGGCACATCAGCGGCAAGGTGCCCATCCCAATTGGCGCAGGCTAGGGCGGTGCCATCAGTTTGCATCACGGCTACTTTCAAGCCTAATGCTGCCGCCTCTTTGAAAGCTTTGCGCCACATATCAATTTCCCCATGAAAACCAACACAGACAAAACAATAGCGGCCTCATTGCTTGAAGTTCGCCAAGAAATCGCCCGCTTGCAACAGTTGGCAACCGCCTATGAAAAGGTATTGGAAATCCAGAAATCAGGTGCGGCCCCCAAAGTGAAGGCAGGCAAACCCGCCCCCAAGGAAGTGAAGCAGAAGAAGGGCAAACGCCCCAAGGCCCCCACCGGCACACTGGAAAGGGCGATTAGTGAAGTGCTGGATGGTGATGGGAAGCTGACGGGCGGGGAAATCCTGGCCGCGCTCCGCACCAACAATTACAAGTATTCCCTAAACAACCTTGGGCCGACCCTGACAAAGCTAAGTGAGAAGGGGAAGATCGTGCTGGAGGGTGACAAATACGGCTTGCCGGTGGCAAAATGAAAAGACCGCGAAAGCCCGCAACCTATCAATCGGGGAAGCGGGCAAAGTCTAATATGGTCAAGGCGATGGCGGCAATCCTACGCGCCAAGAAACAAAAACGCATTTAGCCATGTCTAACGCATTGTGGACAAAACAAACAGAGCCACAAGACAGACAACAAGGCTAACCCCGATGGAAGCTATCCATGAAGCAATGTCGTTTGGGTCTCGAAGGGTTTCTCGCCACGACCAAAACAATGCCAAAAGAATCAGGATGGCTAACAACCCGGCGGCCACGGCACCGATAAGCACGGTCAATATATACATATTGTTCTAACAAACAGAAATCGCCACGCTACGCAACAAACTAATGCCCAAATATAGCTTGCCTGTAATTAGTGGGCGTGAATTAGATAATCGGCGGCAACCGCAAATGTGGATTAGCATAGCTTTATTGTGATGAATAAGAAAAAACGTGTAAGATTTGTTTCTGGGCTTCTGAAACTGCGCACAGCCACGTTTGGGCGCCCTGTTTGCCGTCTATTTTCAGGTCTAAACACAAATCGCCCTAAATACAGCTTGCCCGCCCCCAAGTAACTGCTTTGCTTGGTTTGGGGCGGGTCGAATTACCCGACATGCCTACTGGGGCTATAGTGCGCCCCCCGCGGGGCGGGGCGGGGGGGGGGGCGGGC